TAGGACCGCTCGTATTCTTTCCGGACGGCTGGATCTCCCATGCCAAAGTGCGCCCGGGAGTATAAAGTGATAGCGCGTTTGATTAAAGGGTCCGCGGTATCGAGATTCACCACGCCAGCCCCTTTTAAGTCCAGTATGGCGGACTGTATGAGGGCTTCGATCTCGTCATCAAATGCGTCTGATTTTTGCCTGAGTGCTTTTCGTACCTCGGCTGCTTCCATGGTTATTCACCAGCCTTTTCTGCCACCTTTTTCGTCGCTGGCTTTGTCGCCGGTTTTGTCTCTGGCTTTCTGATTTCAACGTCGGCGCTGTAAGGCATGCACACGATGGAAACCCCGGACCGCTCCTGCTCTGCTCTTACCATAGCGGAGAAGAGGTCGAATTCTGCCGGTGACATGGGCCGGTGTGCTTTGAAAACCAGGACGGTCGTGTCGCTGCCTGACGCCAAATCTACCGAGGCGATAAGCTCTGCTTTTTTCGTCCTTGCCATTACATCAACCCCTTTTTAAATCCGAGGCGCCCGATTAAAGGCGCCCCGGCGTTAGATTACAGTGCGGCCACTTTCTTAATTCTCACGAAGCCTTTGTAGCTTGCCACGTTACCGCCGACCCAGACAGCGCCTCTGTAAGCGATCTGACCGGATCTGAATTTGTATTCTCTGGACTCGTCGATGGTGATCGCGGAGAACACCGGCATTTCGTAAGCCTGGAGCTTACCGTATGCCATGCAGTATGTGTCTGCGACGGTCCCTGCGAGGGAGAGCGGAGGACAAGCGCTGTTGATGATGAATGGCACCGCGAAACTGTTCTCAGATGAGATCGTTCCGGTGTTGCCGTCGGCGTTCAGCGTGATCTTGTAGGCTTTCTTGCCGTCGTTGAGTCTGACTGCGTTGAATGCTGCGAGGTCGACTTTGTTGAGGATCAGCGCTGCTTCACCTTCTACGTTCTCGTCGCCACCGTAGCTGAATACGATCTTGTCGAGCGTATCCTCGTTAATGGCTGAAACTTCGACGTCGGAAGCGACCGGGATGACGTTCGTTGGTGCATTGAAGATGCCCGTGATCGCGTTCGTTCCACCAGCACCGAGAAGCAGTTGCTTGGTGATTTTCTTGCGCAGTGCGTTTTTGACGCCTTTGACGACCAGCGCCTGGTAGTTAAGATTTGGGAGCTTTTGGGTTTCATCCGTGATCTCGGAGTAGGCAGTGATTTTTGCCTTGCCGATCTCGACGTAATCAACCACTGGATCTGTCTCTGTGTAATCACCGGTCTCTGTGGTGTATCCGCCTTCACCAAAGAAAACCTCAAAGGCTTTCGTGTAGCTCTCACCACCGTTGAGCGGTACGGCGCTGACACGGTCCACGAGGCTTGAAACCTCATTGAAGGTCTCGTTCATGTTGTTGCTGTATTTTTTCTGAAGGACCAGCGTCTCGGACGCGACGGTCACGGCGCGCTCTTCCGGAGACTCTTCCATAGCGACGACAATCGTCTTGCCCGCTTTAAGGTCCGCGCCTCTCTTCTCGAGCGCGTCTGTGAATTTCTTTCTCTCATCCACGCCTGCTGCCGGAGCCGCGGCGCCGTAAGAAGCAAGGAGTTGAGGGTCAACGGCTCTTTGCTCTGTGCCTTTACCGGCGGCAGGGTCTGCACTTCTTTCTTCGTCGTCCGAAGCAGCAGCGATCATCTCGCGCAGATCATTGATCTCAGAGTTGAGGGTCTCGAGCTCTGTGTTAATGCCTCTGAGCTCTGTAACATCTTCAGTCGTGCCGGATTTCGTGAGGAGCTCTGCTTTTCTTGCTTCTTTCTTTGCCATAAGGGCGAGTAGTTTCTTTTTCATGTGGTCACCTAACCTTTCGCTAGTATTTGTGCTCTGAGTCTTAGTACTTCTATGGCCCCTCTAGAGCTCTCCAGCTCTTTGGCACTATCCAGCGCCCGGCGGGCATTCTCCAATGCCACTTTGTCCCGTGCTGAGAGGTCTGTATCTTCATAAGCGGGTAGGTTTACCGCGCTTACTTCGAACACTTTTCCAATTTTGAGGATGCGGCGGGTCGGCATGTCGGTGTCTAGATCCTCCCATTTGTCCTCTTTGACCCGGAACATGAAGCTCATCCCGGAAATGTCGCCGCGGTCCACGGCGCTGTAAAGGCTCAGGGCCTCACTGTTACGTTCAACGTCCAGAAGTGAGTCTGTGAGTAACCCTTTGTCGTCGATGGAGAGCGTCATGGTGCTATTGCCGTTGTTGCGGCGTGATCTGGCCAGCGGGATCTTACGCATATCGTGGTTTACAAAAAGCAAGACGTCGGTGAGGTCTGATTCTTCAAAGGCGCCCCGCTCGATGATCTCGTTAAACCAGCCGCCGATGTTGGTCATGCGGCCAAAGACGGCAGCGTGCCCGACGATCCGTTTCCCCTTCTCGCTCTCCTGGGCCCGGAAGTCCTCGACAGCGTAGGCCCTTGTGATAAGCTTTTCCTGGGCTTGACTGTCAAATTTACTCTTCGTCATTTTTCACACCCCCGGATTTTTTCATCTGGTATTTGTTGATCAGCTCGACGTCGACGTAGTTGAGAGACTGTGTACGCCGCGCCCCTTCTTTGCCGCCCAGAGGCGGGTATCCTAGGATTTCTAGTTTCTGGTCGTCTGTGAGCAGCCCCTGCTCTCCGACCGTCTTGAGGAGGTTGAGCTTTTCTTTTGTGCTGAGGTACATCATGTGTTTCTGGTAGAAGACGATCTCGTTTCCTGTATCGATCTCCCGCTCTGAGAACAGCACCTTGCTGAAAGCCTGGCCGAGGCTTATGATGATAGGCTCGAGGGTCTTTTCGTAGAAAGCCTGGTACTGTTCGTCATTGAAATCCCCGGAAATAATAGGGAGGCTCACCCCGAACCAGCGGAGCACCTTGCGGTCTAAAAACTCCATGGTCGGCCCATCGACCATTTTAGGGTCCAGGGTGAGTGGGAGGAATTCTCCCTTAAGGTCCATTGGAAGGAGCCCGGACTCTCCGGTGAAAAGAGCCTTTTCAAACTTAGCCCTCTCCTTTTGCTGTGACTCGTCGTCCAGCATGGTGTTGATCTTAATGACACCCCTCAGCGCCAGGCTGGTCTTGATGGCCTTGCCGAGCCCCTGCATCACGACGTCATTGGTCTCAAGCACCGAGAGCAGTGAGGCATTGTCCGGCTGTCCGTTAAGCCCGCCGCCCATGATATCGCTCATCCCAAATTTCTTGCGAAGATGGATCACGTCGTCATAGGGTAGCTGGAATTCCTGGCCGTGCCTGAAATAAAATCGGAGATACAGCCTGCCGGACGGGTCCTGCTCGAAGTCCACCTGGTGTGGGTTGAGCGGGTAAAAGCCGGTATAACGCTTGCGCCGGGTGTCGCTGTCCTCATAGACCTCGTAGGTCGGGTAGATGAAACAGTTATAATTCATGTAGAGTAGCCAGATGACCTTCTCGAGAAAATCCCGGGTGGTCATCAGTGGGTTAGGCGCCACCTTGAGCAGTCGGTTGATGCTGCTCTTTGCCTGTTTCTGGTGCCCGCTCCCGTCTGTCTGGATGTGGCGCGGCCTGAGCTTTGATATCTCTGTGGCGATGACGTCAATGCAATTCTGGACCACATCTGAGGCGTAGATGCTGTCTCCAAACTGAGAAAACACCGGGATCTCATTGAGCATGCGGGCCCGCTGCATGACTTGCTTTGTAGCGCTTAAATTCTTAAAGAAATCCATCAATGCCATTTCATCACCTCACTAAATTGAGATAGTCCGTCCGGTGCCGTATGTAGGTTGCGTAGGCGATGATGAGCGCTACCGCACCGTCAATGCGTCGGTTCTGCGTGTCGTTGACCTTTACCGGCATGATCAACCCGAGATTATCTATCTTAAATGCCGTATTGCCTAAGCACCACCGGTCGATTGGATTGCTGTTGTAGTTGATCAGCCGACTCTTCAGGTCCTCTGCGACCAGCTTCATCGGCCCTGACATGTTGTACTTATCCTGTGGTATGCGCTCCATGTCAAAGCCCAGATCCTCCATTTCCTTCACCCAATACTTAGCGAGGGCGTTGTCGTAGCCGACCTTAAACATTCGAATGCCCCAGGTCTTGTAGAGATCCACAAACCACGCGGTGATCCGGGAGAAGTCGTTCTCATTACCCGGCGTGATATCCACCAGACCCATCCGGGCCCACTCGAGGTAGTTCTTGCGGTCGTCCTCTTCGCCGGTGGCGACTTTGTTCTCCGGGATGAAGTATTTTGTGATGCTGTACTTCTTAGTGTCGCCGGGTCTCATCACCAGCACCTTGGCACACGTGAGGTCGGTGGTCTCTGAGAGGTCTACGCCTGCCACACCGACGGCGCCCCGGAAGTCCTCGAGGCTGTACCGGCAATCGTAGTTGTAGTCCTCATCCATCAGCCATGCCTGGGCGTTGTTCTGCTTGATATTGAAATCCTTT